GTGCGTGCACTGCTCAGCGGCAGTGAATGCGGCGTGTTTCCACGCAACCATGTTCGTGTTTAGCGAACAACTTCTAATTCAGCCAATCCCAAACCAAGGAATTGAGCCGAATAACGGAAGCTTGCTGATGGTTACCTAACGTGCTACCAAGGTAACACGCTCCCACACTGTGCCAACTTACAACTGTTGAACAGTGAATCTCCTTATAACGTACGTCGCGGTTAGCCTTTTCAGGTACCGTGTGCTTTACAAAGTGGGAGAACCCAAAAGAGGAGCTAGGATCGCTTTCATCGGCATAATACCGATAAGATCCAGACAAAGCACGATAAGTAGTAATAAAACCACTTTCGTTAGTAACAACACTACAAGGACAAGCCTTGAAGTATCTATACTCTTTGCGGTATAATCGAAACGAAGGGAACAAAATACCTTCGTCAGGGTTATGATAGCCCGGGACAAAATTAAAAGTCTTCGCATTATACAATCTCCTTGCTAAGTAACGCAGCGAGTTTATTATCGTAACGTTATTTCGTACACTCCAAGCTAGGAGTGTGTTGTAACTAGCAGTTAATCCTGCTCTGGTGCGAAGGTCGCGAATGTAACATGGTGTTACATCCTCACCGTCGAAAAAATCACCACCGCAAGATTCCCTAAATCCACCTGTATTGTATGACTTACTCTTGTTAGTTTGAAAACCGAACTTACTAAGTAATTCAGTAAACAAATCAAACATCGAGGAAGGTACAATAATGTCATCTCCAAAGACGGAAACTTTAAGTTTCCCCAAAGGATCGTGACAATATTTTAACAGGTACTTATTTGGTAAATCAAATAAGATTGCACGTAAAGCCACAGCCAAGCTTGTAAAAAGCAAGGTCTGTAAGGGGAACGTAAAACCGTTTCCCATCGTGCAAAAGAGATTTAAAGGGCCCTTCAAAACACATCCATTCGAAAGTCTAGCTGAAAAGCTAGGAGATCGTGTGGTTTCTAACATTGATAGCCACTCAGGTGGCATCAATTTTTCTACTAGTTCTTTATGTATCGAGTCGGACGCCTTGCGAAGATCGAT